CCGGCCGCTTCGACCCCGCCGAAGTACTTCATCGCCTGCAGGACGCGGCCCAAGAACCGCGTGTCCGGCGCGACGAGAATCCCGCCATCGGTCAGCGACGACGTGTTCATGTCGCGCTGTTCCGGCAACGGCGTCGGCTGCAGGACCGCACGGGACTCGGCATCGAGCGCACCGAACCCGCCACGCAGGAACAGCGGAATCGCGCGGTCATACGCCTGCGTGCGTTCCTCGGCGCTCGGCGCCGCCGCCGGGCGCTGCGACTCCGGCAGTTGCGTCCGCTGAAACGCCGCCAGCTTCTCGGCGCGTTCCGCGTCCTCGATCTTCTGGCGCCCGATCTCGCAGTCGGCCATGATCGCGTCAAACTGCGCGCGCGCCTCAGACGTCTCGAACGTGTTGTTTGCGCCCATCAGGGCGCCTGCGTCCCGCACGAGCTTCTCGTGCTTCTCGCGCAGTTCCGTTGCCGTGCCCGTCCACGTGGATGCATTCATGGTCCTGTGCTCCTAAAGTGCGCAACTGGCCTGCGCCAGCCGCAACCGTCTCGCCCTGTCGGCGTCCGCCGCCCGCATCGCGTCATCGGCCGGATCGGCCACGACGGGCGGCGCAGGCGCTTCCTCAACCGGCGGCACGACGGATCGCAGCGCAGCGGCGGCGTCTCGTGCTTCGGCGGTCGCTTCGTTGTAGGCCGGGAAGGTCACCGGCCCGACGTCCACTAACTCGGCAAACTCGTGAATCGTGCGGAGCGGCAAGTCGCCGGCGCGCTCCCCGCGTGTCCACTCGTCGCGTTTCACGCGGAAGCCAAACGAGCTGCCCGTCACATCACCGCGGGCAACGCGCGCCGCGATGTCCACGGCCGCCCGATCGTCCGCGTTGATGTCAACTTCGTACCGCAGGCCGTGCGCGTCTTCGCTGACGCGCAACGTCCCGACGGACGTGCGGCCCAGCGGCAAGTTCGCATCGTGGTTGAACAACGATCGAATGTCGGCGGTTGGCGCAATCACGCCGGCAAACGCACCAGGCGCGATGCGCTCGCGGAAGTTGTCCGCGATGACCGTCTCCGTGTTGAACACGGCCCCATAGCCGGCAATCTGGCGCGTCTCGCCGACGCTGCGTACTTCGGCGCGGCCCAGGCTGATGCGGCGTTCGATCGTCGCCATCAATTCACCGTCCCCTGATCAATCCCCATCGGCGCGTCCAGCACGGCGGCCGGATCGCGCCGCAGCGGCAGCATGTTGCCGTTCACCAGATACAGATCACCGCCGTCTTCCGGCGCGATGTGATCGTCCATGTCCAGTTCCGCGCGCCATTGATTCGCGGTGATGGCCCCGTTCTGCCGCATGACCGCCAAGCCGTCGTTGAACGTTTTGAAGTCGCCGCGCACGAGCTCGCGCACATCAAAGACGGCGAAGTGCGTCGCAAATGTCTTGGGGTTCAACAGATCCCGTCCGATCGCTTGCTGCCAACAGACGAAATGCGGCATCAGGCCATCGGTGACCCATTCGATCGACTGGTGTTCGATGTTGGAGAACGTGGCGCGCTCGAGGTCGTTGACCTTGTGCGCCGGCACGCGGAACGCGCCGCAGAGCGCGGAGCGGCCGAGCTTTTGCAATTCCACGAACTGCGCATCCCGATTGGGCATGACCATCGGGACGGGCTTCAGGTCGTGGTCCATGACGACGACGCGATGCCAGTTCTGTTCGCCGACGGTCATGGTTTCGAAGTCGCTGCGAATCCGCTTGACGGCATCGCCGGTCAATTTCTGTGAGGTCGACAGCGCCACGCGCGGGTGACCGCCTTGGCCATAGAACCGGCCCACGTAGCGATCGGCGGCAATCTGCGCGCCCATCGCTTCGCGGAGTACTTGGATCGGACTGCGGCCGTGGATGCCGTCGAGCGAATTTTCGCGGAGGTGAAAGATGGGCGGATTTGCCGGATCGAAGATCCATTCGCGCGCGCGGCTCGTGCCCTGCTTGTACGTGTACCGGAGGCGGTTGAATGAATCGAGGTCGACGGTCATCCGCGAACTATCGAGCGGCCACAACTGGACTTCATCGCGCGTGCGGACAATCTCCGCGTACGCATTACCCCAGAGGTTGAGCCAGCCCTGCATGGTTTCTTTGAACTCAAACGCCGTCATGCAGGGGTTCGCGAGGTCGTGCAGCGCGTGATAGACGGGATGGTTCACGTCATCGATCCGCGAGCCATCCTTGTTGCGGCGTTTCAACTTGATCGGCGTTTTGCCGATGTCCTGCTTGATCACCTTGTCGCAGGCAAAGACGACGGGGATGCCTTCGGCCGAGCGTGGCGTGACCGAGACGCCCGAGGAGACAGGCACGGCGCCGAGGCCGGCGAGAAAGGTGCCGGACGGCGACTCGAGCGTGCCCGCTGAGATCACCTCAGCGCGCCGTTCCACTCGGCGGTCCAGCATGGCGCCTATCAGACTCACGTCGTGCGGCACTCCTCTGTCGGTGCTCCTCGAGATAGCTCACGGCGAAGGCCGCCAGCCCCATCCAGAGCCACGCCAACGGGTGATAGATCAGCCAGAGCCCCACACCGATCAGCACGGTGCCGATCATCTCGGCGAGGCTCGCGGTCGAGACGGATGTGCGTCGTCGACGCGAGCGTCGCGTGGACATCTGGCCAACGACAGCATGCGCGCCTGCAGACGCGCATTACCGCAAGATGTTGTGTTTTTCTTTACGGCGCGACGGACATGTCGCGCGGATTCGGGGGCGGGGCCAGTCGAATATCTAGCCGCTGGCCCAACGCTTCCACGATGCGGGCGGCGGTGAGGATGGAGACGTTTTCGCCGCGCAGTATCCGCAAGAGCGTGTTTTCGGCGCAGTCGGCCAGGCCGGCGGCTTGTGTGATCGTCAGTGAGCGCATGGAGAGCCGAATGGCGGTGCGCAACTGGCGCATCGTCTCCTTCGTTCCAGAGCCGACGTCTCGTGGCACGCGCGGCATGGTCAGAGAAACAGCCCGCGCGCCGCAAAATCGCGGGCCGCTTCCGTCTCATCGGTCACGGGCCGCACGATCAAGCGCGCCAGCGCCATGACGAGCGCGGCGATCCCGTCGATCTTGTCGCGCGCCTTTTCCTTGTCCAAGCGCAAGGCGCCGTCTCGATGGCGGACGACGGCATTGGCCGCCATCCAGCCCAAGATCGCGTGCCCGTCATGCACGATCTGGCCAGTGGTCACCAGGTCACGCAGTTTGATCAGCGCTTCGCTCAACTGAAAGCCTTGGGGCATGTCGGTCATCGTGATCCCTTGCCCCTGCAGGTGCTGGCTCATCTGTTCGGCGAACCGCTTGTCGTAGGCGCACTCGGTCACGCCGTGCAGGCGGCATGCCGCGGCGACGGCGGTTTCGATGACGTCGTAATCGGTCACGTCTCCGTCGGTCACCTCAAGCAGGCCCTCGCGTTGCCATTCGGCGTACGGGCGCTCGGGATGCCGCTCGATCGCGATTGCCGGAATCCAGAACCGTGGCCGCACGACCACGCGTCCGTCCGTGAGCTGCCAGAGCAGGACGAAGGCGCTGAAGTCATCGCTCTGGCCCAAGTCCAGGCCCGCGTAGCACGGCAGCCCGATTAATTCGTCGTCATCAATCGGCGTGCGGCACGCGTGCCAGCGCGGCATATCGAGATAGCGGCTCTGCGCTTGCGTCCATACGCAGAAATTCAACCGGAGCACGGTATTGGTCTCCGATGGGAGATTCCGCGCGATGTCCACTTGCCGTTGGAGGTACTCGCGCGTCAACGAAATGCCGAGCATCGGATTCGTCTTGATCCAGCACGTCGGATCGGTCAGCGGATCGTCGCCCTCATCCAGCGCGCAGACGTAAGCGAACCAGCGATCGTCCTCCACGGTGCCCTCGAGCACGCGAACGGAATGCTCCCGGTGCGCCCAACAGATCGACGTACGGTCAAATCCGCTGTTGGTGATCTCACCGAAGAACGGCTGCTTGCGGCCTTTGGCGCCGGCGCGAATCTTCATGGAGATGTCGCCGGTCGGATGCTCGTGCAACTCGTCGATCAGCGCCATGTGTGGCCGCGGGCCCGACTTCATGCCCTGGTCGCGCGAGTACGGCCGAAAGAAGGACATCGACTCGGGATCGGCGATGTTGTTCACGGTGCGCGTGAGCCGGGCATCTAAATCGGGCGAGCAGGCCACCATCCGTTCCGCGTCGGTGAACAAAATTCGCGCTTGCTGCCGATCCGTCGCGGCGGCGTAGATTTCCGCGGCGAGCTCCTGATCCTCGGTCAACCCATAGAGCCCGATGCCGGCAAAGAGCGGCGTCTTCGCATTCCCCTTGCCGATCTCGAGGTAGGCTTCGCGAAACCGCCGATAGCCGTCCGCCCCGCGCCAGCCAAAAATCGACCCGACAATGAACGCGAGCGGCGGGGCCAACTCAAACGGTTTCGGATCGCCGTTCGCGTCTTTCGTGTCAGGCAACCGCAGCACGGTTTCGAAAAAGGCGATGACGTAATCGGCTGCCGCCGCATCAAACCGCCACCCGCGGGGATGGCCGCTCGCGCTGTTGGCTAATCGTCGATCCTGGAGATGGCGTTCACACGCTTGTCGGACGTGCGGGCCGGCCACGCACGGCTGATCGCCGTAGGGATAGGCTCGCAGCGCCCGCACGGCGGCACGATCCCCCAAGACGGCCCGCGCGTACAGGTCCGTCCGGTGATCGAGCGCCTTACTTGACGGCGCGGAGCGGCGCCCGCCGCGCACGGAGCTGCGCGAGCGGACTGTCGTCTGTGGACTCATGCGGGCGAGCTTTGACTTTCGAGACCGTGGCGGGCGTCAGCCCCAATTGCTGCGCCCATTGGCGCAGCTCCTTTTTCGCGTCGTTCACCATCTTCAGGACGGGATGCGGGCGTAACTTGATATGTTCATTGCCATTGGCATCGGTCACGGTTTCCTGCACGTACGGCGCAAAGCCGGCGGCACCTTTCGTGCGCTCGCCGTC